AAGTTATGCGGACAAGTGTTCTTACACTATAATCATGCGAATGGGCCCTTTGCAAAAACAAATTTGTATGATAAAAGACCACTATTGGGTATACCCAAAACTCGTTGATTCTCAACGCACTTTAATATAATCTAGGATACATATGTTACAAAAAGTGGCTTTTTTGCCAGGATTCAATAAACAAGTTACTGCTACCGGTGGTGAAAACCAATGGATAGATGGTGACAATGTTAGATTTAGATACAGCACACCAGAAAAAATAGGTGGTTGGGCACAATTAGGTTCTACAGAACTAACAGGAAGAAACACAGCAATATCTCATTTTGTAAATTCAGTAGGTATTAAGTATGCTGCTTTAGGAACTAACAAAGTTTTATATGTATACTCTGGTGGTATCTTTTACGACGTACATCCTATTAGACTTACAGCAACTTTAACAAGTGCATTTACAACTACAAATGGATCAGCAACCGTTACAATAACTTTTGCATCAGCGCATGGTTTAAATATTGGTGATGTTATACTATGTGATAATTTTACAACTATTACTAATTCTAATTTTACTTCTGTTAATTTTGATAATGTTAAATTTGAAGTTAAAACTATTCCAACAGATACAACTTGCACAATTACTATGCCTTCTGTTGAAAGTGGTTCAGGTGCAACAACTTCTGGTGGTATAAGAATACAAGCTTATTATAGAGTAGGACCTGCTGTAGAAACAGCAGCTACTGGTTGGTCATTAGGTCAATGGGGCGGAACAGCTTCTGGTACATTTGTATCTTCATTGTCTGCAGGTATTAACGCATCAGTTACAAGTTTAACTTTAGCTAGTGCTACGTCATTTCCTTCGTCAGGAACCGTGATTATTGGAACAGAACTTATTACATACAGTTCAGTAAGTGGTAACACTTTATCAGGATTAACTAGAGGAGCGAATGGTACAACTGCAGCAATACATTCATCTGGAGCGGTTGTTACAGAAGCAGCAGGTTATGCTGGTTGGGGTGCAGCTCCATCAGGAGATATTGTTACAGCACCAGGTTTATGGTCATTAGATAATTTTGGTAATAAATTAATTGCAACAATATTTAGTGGTGAAACATTTACATGGAGTTCTGATGCTACAGATGCAACAGCTACAAGAGCAACTTTAGCTTCTGGTGCGCCTACAGCGTCACGTGATATGTTAGTATCTACACCGGATCGACACTTAGTATTTTTTGGAACCGAAACAACTATTGGAACTAAATCTTCACAAGATCAAATGTTTATAAGATTTTCTTCTCAAGAAGATATTACAGATTATACACCTACAGCAACCAACAGTGCTGGTACACAAAGACTGGCCGACGGATCACGGATCATGGGAGCACTTAGAGGTAGAAATGCAATCTATGTATGGACTGACACAGCATTATTTTTAATGCGTTTTGTCGGTGCACCTTTTACATTTGCCTTTGAACAAGTAGGAACTAACTGTGGATTGATTGGTAAGAACGCTGCAGTAGAAGTTGATGGTACAGTTTATTGGATGTCAGAAAATGGTTTTTTTAAATATGGTGGACAGTTAGAATCTTTACCTTGTTTAGTAGAAGATTTTGTTTTTGATGATTTAAATACAGTAACTAAACAACACGTTAATGCAGGACTAAACAATTTGTTTGGTGAGATTAATTGGTTCTATGTATCTTCTGGTTCTAACACAGTAAACAGAGTTGTAACTTATAATTATTTTGACTCTTCAGCTCAAAGACCTATCTGGACCACAGGTACATTAGATAGAACTGCTTGGGCGGACTCAGCTATATTTGGTAAACCACACGCTACACAATATGATACATCTACAAACGGTACATCAGGTTCATCAACTTATATAGAAGGAAACACGGATGGTGTTTCAATATACTATGAACACGAAACAGGATTAAACCAAGTTAAAGAAGGAACTGAATCAGCTATTGCTGCAAACATAGAATCTGGAGATTTTGATATATCTATCACTAAACAAGGTGGAGCAAGCACAGATGGTGATGGTGAATACATGATGAAAATTAGTAGAGTCATACCAGATTTTTTAGCACAAACAGGAGATGCTACAGTTACATTACAACTAAGAGATTTTCCAACTGATGTAGAAGCAAGCTCAGCATTAGGACCATTTACAGTTACAACAAGCACTAAGAAAATAGACACACGTGCAAGAGCTCGTGCTATATCATTAAAAGTATCTAACACAAGTACAAGTCAATTTTGGAAACTTGGTACATTTAGATTAGATATACAACCAGATGGTAGAAGATAATGGCTAAAATAACACAGGTATTAACATTTCCTTCAAAAGAATATAATCAATTAAATGCTCAGTCTTTAAATAGAGATTTAGATGCTGTATTACAAAAACTTAACACTACGTTTCAACAAGATATTAAAGATGAGATTGAAGCGTTTAACTTTTTTTTAAATTAATGGCAAACTCATTTGTAAACAAAAAGGTAGACCTAACAACAACTAGCGTTACTACTATATATACCGTACCTACAGCCACAACAGCTGTAATTAAATCAATTTTAGTGTCAGAAGACACTGGTAATGCAGACACAATTACTGTATCATTAACGAATACAAGTTCCGCCGTTTTTAGTTTGTTTAAGACTAAAGCTATCGGTGCTAACGCTACAGTTGAGTTATTGACTGCACCTCTAGTCGTAGAGGAAAGTGAAATTATTAAAATTACAGCAGCTACAGCTAATCGTTTGCATGTGGTTTTGTCTGCATTAGAAATTAAACCACGACAAGTAACAACATAGATTATGGCAATAACTAGAACACAACAAGCAAAACAATTATTAAAAAAAAGAATTCCTTTTTACGCTGGTGGATACAGTGATAGTAGAGATGATCCTGGAGGAGCTCATCAACAAAGCATGTCTTCTAATGACAATGGTGGAGGTGGAGGTATAGGATCGGATAGAGCAGCCTCAGCTAGAGCAGCCGCAGCTAGAGCATCTGCAGCTAGAGCTAAAGAAGATAGAGATCGGCAAGAACAAGAACAAAAAATAATAAATAACGCAGTAAAACAAGCTGAAGAAAATCCTTTTGGTAAAACTTTTGTAAATAGAGGATATGTTAATCCATCTACGTTTGACGTTAGAGCTGCAGCAAATAGACCGCCGCCTGGTATTGATGATGAAGATGATAACAAATCTTTTTTAGATAAAACTATTGGTGTAGCAAAAGGCACAGCAAAAAATTTGGCTATTGGGCAAGGCTTAGGTTTACTTGGAATATCTAATCCTTTTGGTTTAGCTGCGCTAGCAATAAGTAAAATGTTTGGCATGGCAAAAGAAAACAAAGCAAAAAAAGATGCAATACAAGATAATTTTAATAAAGCACAGTTTAGTAATAGTTTTTATGCTGGAGCAACACCTCCTTCACTTTCACCAACTCGTGGCCCAACTGGTCCTTCAGGTGGAGACGGAGACAACGATTTTCCCTTGATTCAACCCCCTAGTGTGATACAACAACAAGAAGTTATTGAGGAAGAACCAACTCCTTATGACTTTGATGTATACGCCGCAAGAGACAATAGAGTAGCAAGAAGATTTGCTCAAGGTGGCAGAACAGGATTTAATATGGGTGGAATGGAAGAAGAAAATTTACAAGCAGGTGCACCTGATTTAAGATTAGAAGGCAATCAAGTTCCTCAACAAGAAGAAATGGCATCAGCACCAGGTATTGATGCAGAATTATATCAATTATTTTTAGACGCATTAAGAAAAGGTGATGTACCTCGAGGTACAACTTTTGATGCATATAAACAATTAATGATGCAAGCAATGTCCGAACAACAAGGTGGACAAATGCAAGAAGAAATGATGCAACCTGAAATGCAAGAAGGTATAATGCAAGCACAAATGATGGAACCTGAAAGAGAGATGGCTGCCTTTGGTGGTATGATGGGTTCTGATGGTAGACGTGCATATGGTATAGGTAGTTTTTTTAAAAAAGCTGCAAGAAAAGCTAAAAGAGCAGTTAAAAAAGTTTTAAAATCTAACATAGGTAAAGCTGCTTTAGCAGGTGCTGCTTTATATTTTGCACCAGCAGCGGCTAAACGATTTGGTAATTATACAAAAGGTGGTAAAAATTTTGCTAGTGTTCTTGGAGGTGGTAAAAGAATGGACGCATTTAAAATGTTAATGCCGGGTGGAAGAGGTCTTGATGGATTAACAAAAGGACAAAGATTAGCTGAATTAACTAAACAAGCAAAAGATGAAGCTATATTTTTTGATTCAACTATTCCTAAAGAGGCATCACCAATGGAAAGATTTACGGCAAACCGAGATTTTATAAAAGAGCAAGCAGCAAAACAAGCAATTCCTGCTAAAAGTTTTTTTGGTAGTGACTTAAGTAAAACAATAGCCTCAATAGGTATTCCAGCTGCAATGGGTCTTGTTTACAAACAAGGTAAAGTTGATGAAAGACCTATGGATGAAAACACATTAGCTAGAATAGATCAGTACAACAATCCATTATTTGAAGAAGGCATAGGTGGTAGAAGAGCTAGAATACTAGCAGGAGACAATACAGGAATGAGTTTTGTAGGACCAGATAGTATTTACGCAGCCAATGGTGGAAGAATAGGTTATCAAGATGCAGGACCAGTGCGACCTGAAATTAATACAGATCAAATTGAAATGTTAATTAAAAAAGGTGCTGACAATGATCTTATTAAAACGTTTGTAGATGGTGCACTAGACAACGACATAAATCAAATAAGAGATCAAGTGAATAACATAATGCGAAACAATAAAGCACAAGGTGGACTTATGAACCTTGGTGGCAATGAAATGGATTTAAGAGGCGGTGGTTTTGTACCGCTTGGAGCTAAAGAAAAAGCAGACGACGTTCCTGCTAGATTATCAAAGAACGAATTTGTATTTACAGCTGATGCCGTAAGAGCAGCAGGTGGAGGAAGCGTAGATAAAGGCGCAGAGAAAATGTATAACACTATGAAAAGATTAGAAGGAGTAATGGCATAATGGCTATAACAGAAACACGTGCATTACCCGCACAATTTATTGAAGACTTAGGTAAAGATTACGCACAACAGTTAGTTGGAACAACAGCTAAACCACTTGATACAAGTAAATTTGCACCACAAGTTGCAGGACAAGATGCATTACAAACACAAGCAGCTACATTAGCTGGTCAAGGTGTTGGATCGTACGCACCTTTTTTATCTTCAGCAGGTCAAGCAGGCACAGCAGCAGGTTCAGCTTTAGGAACAGCTGGTACAACTTTAGGCACAGCTGGCACAGAATTATCAGGAGCTGGTACAGCTCTAGGCACAGCAGGAACTACATTAGGCGGAGTATCTCCTTTTATATCTGCAGCAGGAACAGGATTAGGAACTGCTGGAACTACATTAGGCGGAGTACAAAATTATTTAACAGCAGCTGGAACTGCTGGAACAGGTACAGGAGCAGGCGCAGCAG